TCCAAGTGGGGCAAATAATCCAAGTGGAAATAATGTAAATAGTTCATTTGGAGAAAGATATATAGAAGGCAGAAAAAGTTTTCATTATGGAATTGATCTTTATGCTCCATTAGGAGCTGAGATATATGCAGCAGCGGCTGGAAAAGTAGTTGTTTCTACTTCGCATGAATCATATGGAAATTATATTGTTATTGAGCATAGTCAAGGCTTATCAAGTTTTTGCACGTTATATGCTCATTTGAATCAAAGAATTGCCACTGTCGGCCAGAATGTAATGGCTGGGTCTATTATTGGAAGGGCTGGAAATACAGGACATTCATTTGGAGCTCATCTTCATTTTGAAATGATTGATGCAGCATTTGATTCATTTAAAAATAATTATTCTAATCAGACAAAATATTGCAGAGATCCATATCCATATTTGATTAGACTAGAAGGTGATAAATTAGGGTCGTCTGCAGCTGATAATTATAAAAGCCAGGGATATTATAATGATCCGTTAGAGTATATTAATGATAATTATAATGATATTAGAAGGGCAGCTGAACAGCAGGTTAGTTTAGTTAAAGATCAGAATGGAAATTTAATTGAAAGAGTTGGATCGAAGTTTTTTGGAAGAAAATGTTCCATTTTGGTGTCTGATGGAGAAGGAGAATTTGAATTAGATCTCAGTGGATTGTATGTGAAATTTAGCTGTGTAAAAAAGGTTTTTTCTGATTTTAGTCCAGCTAATATCACAGTGTATAATCTTAATGCTAGTACTGAAAATCAAATTATAGAAAAGGCCAAGAAGATTAAGATCATGGCTGGATATGAAGGCAATTTTGGAACCATTTATGAAGGAGTAATAATTCAATGTGTTAGATTTAAAGCCTCAGCTACTGATTTTTGTTTGTTAATAAAATCATTAGATCAAATGCTTATAGGTTATCTTGGTTTAAATGAAAAAGCTTTCACATCGATATCTAATGTCACAGGGATGACTAAAAGACAAGTCATGAAATCCATTGCTGATGAAAATGGAATATCTTATGAAATAAAAAGTGGATATGATCAAGAGGAGCTTGATAAGCAATATATTAGAGGAAAAGTAGTTTTTGACACAGCCTCTAATATTATGAGAGATTTAACCAACAATGATGGATCTTATTCTTATATTGATAATGGTGTATTAGTGTATGATAATCCAGAAGTAATTTCTCCATTAGCAAAAGATGAGATTGTTTCTTTAGACACAGATTCTGGTCTTTTAGGTTTTCCTATTCAAAGTGGATATGAAATCACATTAGAGACTTTAATCAATCCAAAAATTAAATTGAATTCTTTGCTCTATATTAATAATAAATTAATAAGACAGCAAGAATGGGAGTCTGGTTCTGATGCATATAGACTAGATATAGATGGAATATATAGGGTGATAAAATTAGAATATAATGGAGAGACTAGAGGTGAAGATTGGATCTGTAAAATTTCAGCAGTTTCACAACAAGGTGTTGCTTCTGTTTTTACAGCTGATGAAATAAACACTTTGATAGGTGGATAAAATGAGTAGTTTTAGTTTATTTGATGGTGAAAGTATATTTAGATGTTTTGGTGATGAAGCATCCAGATTTGATAGTTTATCAAGCACTATAATGAAATCATTAAGGGTTGCAATTCCGGCTAAGATAACTTCTATAAATTATGCTAAATCCACATGTGAATGTCAACCTTTAATTAGGGAAAGATTGAGAATGTCTGATGGAAAATATTCAAGTGTTGATCTTCCTTTACTATTAGACGTTCCAATAATTTTTCCCGGATCTTCTGACTACTCGATAACTTTTCCTTTATCAGTAGGTGATGAAGGTTTAGTAATATTTGCTGATATGTGCATAGATTCATGGTGGCAATCTGGTGATATTCAAGATCAATTTGAAACTAGACGTCATGATTTATCTGATGGATTTTTTATTCCGGCTCAAATGAGTCAGCCTAAAAAGTATGCTAATATTAGCAATAGTGATCTTGAGATAAAACATAGAAGTTCTGGCAATGGTTTAAAAATAACAAGTTCTGGAGTATCAGTGGTTGGAGATATTTTTGTAGATGGAAAAAGTCTAAAGACTTTTATGTCTAAATATAATAGTCATAGTCATGTTGCTCCTGAAGGTGGAGGAACAACTTCTGGTCCAAGTCAGACAATTTAATGTGAGGTGCTTATGTCTGTTTTATATAGAAAATTAAGTCCATCAGGAGATTATACATTTGGGCATGGAATGTCTGATTTTTATAAAGATGCTGATGCAGTTGGACAAGCTATTAGAACCAGATTGCTTTTACTTTATGGTGAATGGTGGGAGGATCAAGAAGATGGTACTCCTTTATTTGAGGAAATACTTAGAAAATCAATGACAGACAGTGGATTAAAAGCTGTTGATTTAATTGTAAAAGATAGAATTCTTGGAGTAGATGGAGTTGCTGCTATTAAACAATATAAGAGTGAAGTTAATAGAAGATCACGAACATATTCAATAGAAGCTGTCATTGAAACAATTTATGGTGAAGTTAATATTAATTTAGATTTTGGAGGTAGATAATAATGTCTTATTTTGCTCCATATATAGATGAGTATGGTCCTCATGTTCCATCATATAATGATATTCTTGAATATTTAGTTGGAGATCCGGATAATATTGAAAGCAATCCCGGAATATTCAGGCAAATATATGGAATGGATATTTATTTGGAGAATGATAGTCCTGATTATCAATTCTTAAGTGCATTGGCTCTACTTTATTATGATTGTTGTCAATCATTCTTATATGCATATAATAATCAAAATCCAACCACAGCTGTTGGTTTAAATTTGGATAGGTTGGTTTCAATAAATGGTATAGTCAGAAAGTCAGCTTCATATTCTTTGGCAACTTTGAATTTGACAGGAGCTCCAAATACATCTGTTTCGTATATTCAAGCTAAAGACGTCAATGGTAATATTTGGCAGATTGATAGGAATGTAACATTTGATTCTTCTGGAAATGCTACAGTGATAGCTTCATGTTTAACACCTGGAAGGATTCAAGCTTCATCTAATACAATAACCATAATGGCAACACCTGTTCAAAATTGGTATTCAGTTACAAATCCCAGTGCCGCAATACCTGGATCAAATGCTGAACCTGATAGTGTTTTAAGGGAAAGGCAAAGGCAGTCAATTGGATTAAGTGCTCAAGCTTCATTTGATTCTTTGATCGCTAGTATAAAATCTCTTAATGTTGTTCGAAGGGCGACTGTATATGAGAATGATACAGCTTCAACAGTTGATTCTATTCCGGCACATTCTATAGCTGTTGTTGTTGAATCTGATGATAGCACTGAAACAAAAGAAGCAATTGCTGAAGCTATATACAAGAAAAAAGCTCCAGGTGTTGGAACTTATGGTGATATATCTGTTGATATTGAAACTTCTACGGGCTTAACAAATACTATTAATTTTAGTCATCCAACGGAAGTGACTGCAACAGTTGCAGTTTCATTGACTGCCCTTAGTGGTTATACTTCTGACCTTGAGGATGAAATAGTAAGCTCGATTGTAGATTATATTAATGGGCTTGGAATAGGTGAAAATTTATATGTTAGTAATTTGTTTTTACCTATTTTGGAAAACAATGGAGATACACCATATTTTTATATTAATTCTATAACAGTCAACAGCCAAACGTCTATTGTTAGTGTTAGTAAATTTAGTGTTTTAACTACTAGTGCTGAGGATATAACAATAACTGTTAGTTAGGAGTTGAAAGCATGACAACATTAAGTTATTTGAATTTAATAACGTCTGAATTTAGGGATCAACCAAAATACATAGCTATGCTTACAAGTATATTTGATCAATTTGTAAGTGTATCAAATGTATTAGATTATATAAATAAAGGACTTGATGTTGATTCTGCTCAAGGAGCTCAACTTGATATTATTGGACAATATCTTGGACAATCTAGAAAATTATCTTATAATATTACTGGTTTGACTGGAGCTCTAAATGATGACGATTATAGATTTTTATTAAAGGCCAAAATTGCTCAATTAGCCTGGGATGGAACTAATGGTGGAATTATAAAGCTGTGGAATGAATTATTCCCAGGAGTAGAATTTACACTTGTTGATAATCAAGATATGACTTGTGATATTATAATAAGCTCTTTATCATTAAGTTCTATCATGATTGGATTGATTGAAGCAGGTTTAATAATACCACGTCCAGCTGGAGTTAAATATGAATATAGTTTTGTATCAGAAACTTTATTTGCATATGATGTTGATACTGAGTACTTCTCAGGTTATGATATAGGCCATTGGAACGGTACAGTTTCAAATTGATAAATAATTAAAAATATGTTTACAAATTTAAATGTTTGTAATATAATATAATTGGATATAAAAAACTCTGAGTGTCCCTCTGGTGCATTTAAATCAATATGATGGTAAATAAATTACAACCATACATTGCATGCATGAGAGTGTCACTCAGAGCTTCTGATGATGGTAAGAAGATAGGTGATCATATGGCAACGAATGGTTTTTATGTATTTGACGCTAATGAAGGCAACATAATGTCAGTAGCCGATTATAATTCTTCATCTGTAAGATTAAATGGAGTGACTACAGGAGTTGCTGAATCAACATTACATAATAGATTGTATAGACAGACTTCTATTATGGCTGCTGCGATTGGACAAGTTATTGCTGATAATGGTGTAAATGCAGATGATGGAAATCTTGCTACATTGATAGCAGCAATAAAAAGTGTATTTGCTACAAAAACTTCTGGAGCAATTAACGTGAGTTCTGGTGGAACAGGAAGTACAACATTTACTTCAAATGCAATTTTAACTGGTAATGGAACTAGTGCTGTTGTTGCCAAAGCTACTGCTAATGGTGCTGCTTATGCTACTTCAGCTAATGGAGAGTTGACATTTGGAACGCTTCCTGTGGCTCAAGGTGGAACGGGACAAGTTTCACTTCAAGCTACAAGAAATGCAATGGGTTTAGGAAATACAACTGGTGCTCTTCCTGTAGAAAATGGTGGAACTGGAAATACCTCATATGATAGCACTCCAACAGCAAATAGTACTAAGATGGTGACTTCAGGTGGCGTTAAAGCTGCATTAGATCTTAAGCAAGCCAAGAATGCTTCAACAACAGTGACAATAGCCGTTGGTGATTGGTCTAGTAAGACAGCTACAAAGTCTGCTACTGGCGTAACTGCTTCTAATATTGTATCAGTTTCTCCTGATCCAGCTTATATGGATGCTTATAGGGATGCTGGTGTTTATTGCTCAGCTCAAGGAAGTGGAACATTAACTTTTAAATGTGATGTTGTTCCAGCTTCTAGTGTAAAAGTCAATGTTTTAATTTGGAATAATTAGGAGGATGGGCAATGATATTTAATATGATAAGCGGAGGAGGAGCTTCTGTTTTAATAGATGGACAAAAACCAACTTCAGAGATTGATTTGATAACTTCTGGTGCTTTACATAAAAATACATCTATGCCAAGTGATGGCTTTTTTGCCAGTGTATGTTCTCATAATGGAAGCATATATGCAAGTTTTAATGGTAGAATTTATAAGTTTGTTGAAGGAGCTTGGACGTTAATTGCTTCAGGAGGAGTGCTTGATTATTTTAGTGGTGGAAGCTATAGTGAAGAATTGATATCATTTGATAATAAACTTCATTTGATGGGAAGTTCTTATGCAGTGACTGACACTTATACCACTTATCCATATGCTAAAAAATATTATTACAGCACTGATAATGGTGTTACATGGACAGCTGGCCCTGATCTTCCTATAGATTTTGTTGGTGGGCAAGCTGTTGTTTATAATAATGAACTTCATATACTTGGAGGACTTACTACAAAGGCTCATTATAAATTATCAGGTAATGCTTGGGTTAGTGTAAGCACACTTCCTTTAGCAAGTATAATTGATAGAAATAATGGAGTTGCTGTTCTTAATAATTATATCTACATGTTTATGTGGACAGGTAATACTGGAGATGGACGTTTATATCGTTGGAATGGATCAACTTGGTCAAATCAAGGAGTTTTGTCAATTACAGGATTATCTTCTGCACTACTTTGTGGTAATTATAGACATGCGATGGTAAATTTCAATAATAATTTATACATTATAATAAAAAGTGGTGTTTATAGTGGAATAGACAATGGTGACGATGCTGGTTTTTATGTATTAAGATATACCGGGTCTGGTGCTAATTTTGAAAAAGCTTATAGACTTCCATTTAGAGCACGTGATAATACTCAACTCGTTGTTCATAATTCAAATTTGAATGTATTTGGTAATACTAGAACCTCAAATGATGCTTGGAATATATATGCAAGAGATTGGTGGTCTATTGTTGGCTACATTCAGGAATAAAAGAAAAGGAGAATATTATGGATCTGTATTATGTTGTTGAAGAAAGTGGATATTGGATTTTTGATAGAAACAATCCAAATTATAAGATACATCAATTTGAACCTTATATTCCTGATCATAATAAAAATTATGAAGCAAATGCTCAAATTCAGATTGAGCAATTAATGAATGCCTCATCACCAGATCCTATGAGTGATCCAAGATATTTGGCAGGTTATGAACAAGCTTTATTGGATATGGTTGAAGATATGGAGGAATAATATGACAGCTCATGAAAGATTGATAAAAGGATATGTTAATCTTGTTAAAAGTGGTAGAATGACTATTCAACAAGTTCCAGAAAAGTATCGTGAAGAGGTCGAGGAGGCAATTCAATGAACACGCTTTTGGCTTTAGCTGCTCCTATTTCTGCTATTATTGTAGCAATAATAGAATGGAGAGCATATAAAGATAGAAAAGCTATGGAAAAAGCTAGAATTGAGGAAGAACTTAGAAGAGACCAAAGGGAACAAGAAAGTAGATTATCAATGCAAATAATGGATGCAACACTTCAACTTTCTGTAGTTTGTGCCAATGCACTGACTGGTGGAAAGAATAATGGCAATATAGAAGAATCACGAAAGGCTGCTGAAAATGCAAGACGTGATTATAATATATTCTTACAGAAAGTTGCAGCCCATAATATTACATAGGAGGATATTGCAAAATGGTTTTAAGAGGAACAACTCCAACATTTCAGTTCAGAGTTCCATTTAAAAAAGATGAGGTTGAGTTGGTTTGGGTGACATTTTCTCAAGGAACCACTATTCCTCCAAAAGAGATTCTAACAATAACTCAGTTTAGTTCTGAATTTGATATGGAAGATAATTTGGTGTTAATTACGCTGACACAAGAAGATACACTTTTGTTTGCAAAAGCTGGAACACCAAGTGTCTCTGTTCAAATGAGAATAAAAAAGCCAGATGGAACAGCTTTGGCTTCAAATATACTTAAGTTTGGCATAGGAATGATTTTGAAGAATGGAGTGATACAATAATGAACTGCCCTGATTCTTCTAACTATGATTTTTATTTTAATAACTGTGAGACTTTTCAAATGTCATTTGTGACAGATCCAGCAGTTATAATTGTTGATAGAAAATATGTTTTAAGCAATACCACTGAGGAATGGAATGAAACTCCTGAGTTGGTTAGCAAAGAAAATTATATATATGTGTACACTGATTATAAGACTACATTAATTGATGGAAATGAAGTTGATGTTCCAGGTCTTAAAATTGGTGATGGTGAAACTTTATTGATTGATCTTCCCTTTGTTGATGCATATATCGAGAATCAAATGGAATTATATATGGTCAAAGGTGTTGATTATGTAACAGCTGGTCAATTAAGTGGTTCAACTTTAGGATCTCAAGCTACAGCAGAAGGTAATAATACAACTGCTAGTGGACAAGGTAGCCATGCTGAGGGTTTAAACAGTATAGCTTCAGGTTTATATGCTCACGCTGAGGGTGTTAGTACCACTTCTTCTGGGGCTGGTTCACACGCTGAAGGTGGTAGTAGTACAGCTTCTGCTAATCAAGCACATGCTGAGGGATATAATACTACAGCCTCCTCTGCCAATGCACATGCTGAGAATTATAAAACAACAGCTAGTGGTGAACATTCCCATGCGGAAGGCTATGAAACTACTGCAAGTGGTTTTGCTTCTCATAGTGAGGGTTGGGGATCTACTGTATCTGGGAATTACTCTCATGGTGAAGGAGATCACACAATAGCACAAAGAAAACTTCAACATGTATTTGGTGCATATAATATTGCCGATACTGAAGGAAGTAGCGCATCATATAAGGGTACTTATGTAGAAATAGTTGGTAATGGAACTGCGGATAACGCAAGAAGCAATGCACGTACCCTCGATTGGTCTGGTAATGAAATCTTAAAAGGGAAGTTGACTATTGGCGCAGCACCTACTGGTGACATGGATGTGACTAATAAAACTTATGTAGATGATTTAGTTACACCAATACAAGAAAAAATTCCTGATGAAGCAAGTGCTGAAAATCAATTAGCTGATAAGAGCTATGTTAATTCTCAAATTGCTGCTGGTAATTTCATGGTTAAAGGTGTAGACTATGTGACTGCTGGTAGAAAATCAGGTACTATAATTGGAACAAGTGCCACGGCTGAAGGTATTGACACACAAGCAAGTTCTCAAGCTGCTCATGCAGAAGGTTACAACACTAAAGCCTCTAATTATTATACGCATGCCGAAGGAAATGGGACTCAAGCTACTGTTGCCTCTGCTCATGCTGAGGGATCTTCAACTATTGCTTCTGGAAACTCTGCTCATGCCGAGGGTAATACCACAACTGCAAGTGCTGGTGCTGCTCACGCAGAGGGTAATACGACGACAGCTTCTGCAACAGCTGCCCATGCTGAAGGATATCAAAGTCAAGCTACTAAAGATTATGCTCATGCTGAAGGCAGACAAACTACAGCTAGTGGTAATGCTTCTCATGCTGAAGGGTATTTAACTACAGCTTCAGGTGCTCAAGCTCATGCTGAGGGGCATGATACAACAGCTTCTGGTGAAATGACTCACGCTGAAGGTATTAGTTCTGTAGCAAGCGGTTATTATTCTCATGCTCAAGGTTCAGGGACAATAGCTCAAAGAAGGAATCAGTTTACTTTTGGTTCATATAATATTGCTGATACTACAGGAGCTGATGTGAATAATACTGGAGCTTATATTGAAATAGTTGGAAATGGTTCTGGTAATAGTTCCCGTTCAAATGCGAGGACGCTTGATTGGTCAGGTAATGAAGTATTAGCAGGCAAATTAACAATAGGCGTAAATCCTACAGGTGATATGGACGTAACATCTAAAACTTATGTAGATACAGCTTTAGCATTAAAAGCTAATCTCGCAAGTCCTACATTTACGGGTACACCAAAAGCACCGACACCAACAACAGGTGATAACAGCACAAATATAGCAACAACTGCTTTTGTTCAAAATACAATAACAGCAAGATTAGTTTCTTTGGCAGATACCAACACAATGTTAAATAGTGTATTTGGAGTGGCATAAATATGGCAATTAGTACAGATTTAGTAACCTTTGAAGATTTAACAGTTTCAATGCAAAGGGTAAAAACAGAAATAGATAATGCTACGATTGAAAGTGAAATAACGCAAATAGAAAATCAAGCTATTGTTTCTTTTACAGATGGAGTTAAAGATTATCCTGTAGAAGATTTAGATGTTGATTTACCCGTTAAGCAAGATTTACATGGATATGCAAATCCGTGGCCTGCGGGAGGGAACATAAACAAGTGGGACCCTGACACTGAAAATGTAGGAAAGAAAATAGGTTCAAGTGGAGAACTTGTTGATAGCACGAATGTCAACACAAGCGACTATATCCCAATCTTACCGAACACAGAATATTATCTGCTGAATGTTGTTCCTGCCGCGAATGCTTATGCTTGTGCGTTTTATGACGCCGACAAGACATGGATTTCTAATGCAACCGTATCAGGCACAGCGGGCAGTCCTACAAGCGGAGTCAAGACATCGCCTGCAAATGCGTATTATATGCGGTGTGCAAGATATAACACCGTTAGCGTGAATAGTGCCTTGAATTATCCGTCAAGTGTTACTACATGGACACCTTACTCCAACATCTGTCCCATATACCCCTATACGGAGGTAGAGGTAACAAGGACAGGAAAGAACTTGCTTGACCCCAATTATTTCAGCGGTTACGCAAGTTACACAGTAAACGCAAACAAAACTGTTACAGTTACCTCTTCTGACCCTCGTGCGTGGAATTCTGTTCCGTCTATCAATCTCAAGGCGGGAACATACACGCTCCATTTTGAGGGGTACACATCTGGGACATACCAGTTCGTTACAAGTGAGCATAACTATCCTGCCGCAAACTACAATGCGGCTTCGACATTTACGCTTGCCGCAGACGGAACGCTTCAAATCAAGTTTGGCACAGGCGGTGCTTCATTCCCGCAGACAGTAAAAATTCAGCTTGAAAAGGGCAGTACGGCAACCGCTTATGAGTCTTATCAGGGGCAGAACTACCTCGTCAACATCGGTATAAACCAATGGGACGAAGAGTGGGAAGTTGGCACTATTGATAACAGCGGGCAGTCTGAAGCGGGGACAACCACCATCCGCACCAAGAACTACATCACGGTCATCGGTGGGACAAGCTACGCCTTCCACGCACCGCAGAACGGCGTGTTCTTCTTCTACGATGCGGACAAGACCTTCATTTCTTCGGAGGCTTCAGCGGCAACATTCACCACGCCCGCAAATGCGGCCTACATGAAGTTCCGCATGGCGAGCGACTACGGGACAGACTACGGCTTCGATATTAGCGTGAACTTCCCCTCCCGCTTCACGGACTACTACCAATACACAGGCAACGAGGTCTACGCAGGTACGCTCGATGTTACCACGGGAGTGCTGACCGCCACCCATGCACAGGTAGATTTAGGAGACGAAACATACACGCTCAATAGCGGGTCAACATTCTATACATCAATAGCAGGCAAGGCTTTCGGTCTTAACAACTATGCTTGCTCTGCTTACGCATTGACCTCTTTGGACATTTCCAATATGCCAAATGGCTCAACGGAGGGCAGAACAAACAATGCGAGAGTTTACTTCCGCAACGATGATTATACAGACCCTACGGCTTTCAAATCCGCTATGGCGGGAGTAAAACTCGTCTACGAGCTTGCCTCCCCAATCACCATATCCCTCACCCCACAGCAAATCGCTACCCTGCGGGGAGCTAACACCATCTTTGCGGATGCGGGCAATATATTAAATATTGAGTATAGAAATGCAGGATTATTGAATACAGATTATATAGAGCAAATAGCATTGGATATAGATTCTAATAATGATGATATAACAGCTACTAATGAAGATACTCAAGCCATAATTGATATATTTAATTAATGAAGGAGTAAATTATGCCCAAGTTTTTAACAAAAGAACAAATTACCTCGGTAGCTAATCAAATAAAAACTTATATTGATACCAAGTTTAGTAAAGCTGTATTGTTCACTCCGCATACCTACTCCAAAGAAGAAGCATTACAGGCAAGATTGAACATTGGTGCGGGGGGCAACCCCAATCTGCTCGATAACCCGTTTTTCACGGTAAATCAGCGTGGACAGGCGAGTTATACGGCGGCGGGCTATTCCGTAGACCGATGGAGAATAATCGGGAGTTCATTAACAGCAACCCCATCTTCTGCGGGCATAACCTTGGCGTTTTCGGCAACATACCGAGACTTTGAACAAGTATTTGAAAACCCGTTGCAGTACGCCAATCAAACATTCACTCTTTCCGTGAATGTATCGGCTTATACATCGAGCGGAGCAATTCGTCTGCAAGCGATGGACAAAGATGGGGCATCCATTAGTTATGGCTCTTTTAACAACACGGGCATACACACGCTTACATTCACTACGGATGAGAACGGACTTGGGAAGATTGGCATTTACAATGTTCTAACCGCAAGTGCAACCCTTACGATTAAGTCCATCAAAGTAGAACTTGGCTCCGTATCCACCCTTGCCAACGATGCTCCTCCCAACTACACCGATGAACTGCTAAAGTGCATATCCTCCACGGCAGACACTACAGACACCTATGCCAATAAACCGATAGGGGCAACACCCAACCCGAACTTACTGGATAACCCGTGGTTTACTGTTAATCAGCGAGGCTTTACTTCATCCACAGAAACAAACGCAGTGCAGACCGTTGACAGGTGGTATATCAACAACGGAGCGGGAGGTACAACCTCCGTAGAAACGGACGGGTGCATAAAACTCAATGCAAATTCTGGGAGCGGATATATCTCCCACGAACAGCGAGTGCCGTATGACCTTACGGGCAAAGTGGTAACTGTAAGCATAATGTTAAAAAACGGCACGATTATTTCCGCCACAGGAACAGCCCCAACAAGAAACACATCTTACCAAATGTTTGCGAGAAATGCGGATGTTCCGGGAATGGAACTGCGTTGCACCGCAACACCTGCAGGTGTGGGCTATGGTATAACAACGCAGATTGTTGTGTATCAAGGCGAATCTTTCGAGATAAAAGCATACAAGCTCGAATTTGGCTCCGTATCAACCCTTGCCAACGATGTTCCTCCTAACTACGCAGAGGAACTGGCAAAGTGCCAAAGGTATTTTGTGAGGCTAAACACCCCGTATTCGCAGGTTATTGGCACAGCCTATGCGAACTCTGCCACTGCGCTACTGTCACAGATAAATGTGCCTGTCCCCATGAGAACTGCTCCAACCTTCAGTATTTCTGGAACCATGCGAGCGATAGGGAACGGACAGCTTGAATCGATAACAGCAACAACGGTTCGGGGCATTAATAACAACTCGGTAATAATGACCCATACGGCAGCAAATCTCGTGCAAAATGAAGCTTATGTGCTTGATTTAACGCTCAACACATATATCGATTTATCCGCAGACCTCTAAAAAACGAAAGGAGCAATGCTATGTTTTACTGCATCATCATCAACAACGCACAGGCAATATTCGCTTATGACAGCCTCAACGGAGCAACCGAGAAATTCCACAGCGAACTGGCCTATGCTATCAATCAAGGCATCACTTGTACTTGTATGGTCATAGACGGCAACGGAGCGGTCTATAGAAGTGAGAAATTCACCGCAGAGGTAGCAGAGGAAACCACCGAGGAATAACAAATGGAGAACCTTCTTGAAATTTAATTATGATAGCGTTTATAAATATATGTTAGAATAGAGTTATTAAAGGAGAACAATATGCTTGATAATCTTTCAATGATTCTTATGGCAATGCTAACTTATTTAGTTTTTTGGTTAGCAAATACAATAGCTTCTCTTGTTTTAAATCTAGTGGTGATTGGTGAAGATTGGAATAAAGATAAATTTATAAAATCTATATGGCGCATGCTTGGAATGTTTGTGACAGTTGTACTTTTAGCTGTTGGTTTATCTTTGGTTGATTCTCCAGATGTGACAATAGAAACACTTGCTAATATCATAACAGTTGCTGGTTTTACTAGACTTGCTGAAGCTATTACTAAAGTAAAAGATATGTTTGGATATAAAGCAATAGATCCGGATCAAGTTATTAATGTTGATATAGATACAGACGAATATCATGAAGACTAAAATTCATTTTGATAGTGGAGCATGGCTTAGCACTGAAAAAATACCTTTAGATGGACATATCACTCCACATATTTCTTGGAATGAATATTCAAATCCATCTAGTTCAGCTGAATATCAATGTGAGATCTGGCCTGAGTCTTTAATTCATGCTAAGATCTCAGAAGATATTCGTAATGGTTGGGTGAAGCATAAGAATATACCGGAAGATCAGGGAGTGGTAATCAATTCTATGTTCAGGACTGAAGAATTTAATTCTCGTCCAGAAGTTGGAGGAGATCCTAAGTCACTTCATTTACATGGTTGTGCTTCTGATTTTTTATTTGGTTATCTTAGTGATGCAGACTGGCAGTGGTTAGTCAATTTTGTAGGAGATCTTCAAAAGAAATATAACACTCAAATGGAACTGGGTAGATATGACTGGGGAGCTCATGCAGGTTCATTTATTGAGAAATGGAATCCTTATACAACTGTAAAACTTTATTTATTTGATAGGAGGACAAGATGATAATAATAAACGTCTTTGATCCGAAAGAATTTAATATTTATGTGTATGGTCATAAGTATACTGGTGGAAATGTTCAACCTTTGACTTC